TTTATACAAATCAGGATTATGGATTAGAGATAAAGTTTGTTCATTTTGACGGTATTTCGGCTTTGGAAAACGAGTGCGAAATATCGGGTTATGCATCTGTTTTCGGCAAGGCGGATCATTCGGGGGATGTGGTGCAGGCGGGGGCTTATCAAGCGTGTTTGCAAAAGCTTGTGACAGAGGGCCGCACGATAAAAATGCTTTGGCAGCATGATCCGACCAAGCCGATCGGGGTGTGGGATGATGTGCATGAGGATGGTAAGGGGCTGTTCGTCAAAGGACGTCTGTTACCCGATATTCAGGGTGGATCGGAAGCATTGACGCTGATCAAGGCTGGTGCAATTGATGGCCTTTCTATTGGATATAGAACATTAAAGGCTGAAAAGCCCATAAATAAAGGTAGAATATTGCATGAATTGGAACTTTGGGAAGTATCATTGGTGACATTTCCAATGCTTCCTCAAGCGCAGGTGACAACGGGCGGCAAGGCCGACGGTGATCTTGCAAGTGAACTGGTGGCGGCATTGAACGCAGCGCGCCTTGAGATGCTGGCCTGAACGGGACAGTAAATTTTATCAAATAGGATTGATTGATGAACAACCGAAAGACGAAATCGTCTGCGGACCAATTTGTGCGTGCCAAACCCAGTGGTTTGGAAGTGAAAAGCGCAATGACTGGTTTTGTGCAGGACTTTTCCAAATTCAATGCGGAAATGAAATCGAAATTACAAATACAGGAAGACAGATTAGCAATGCTTGAGCGAAAAACACTTGAAACGATGAACCGACCTGCGTTGTCAGGTGCAGCCCCGATTGAGGTCCCGCATCAAAAGGCTTTTGCAGCCTATTTACGATCCGGTGACGATGACGGAATGCGCACGCTAGAGCTGGAAGGTAAGGCTTTGTCAACGGCCGTTACTGCCGATGGCGGGTATCTGGTTGACCCTGTGACTGCGGATAAGATAGCGGGGGTTTTATACTCTGCAGCTTCTATCCGTTCTATCGCAAATGTCGTGGCGATTGAGGCGACTGCATATGATGTGTTGGTGGATACCACGGACATTGGGGCAGGCTGGGCGACGGAAGTGGCGGATAGTGTGGAAACAAGTACGCCTCAGGTTGAACGGATTACCATTCCTTTGCATGAATTGTCTGCTTTGCCCAAAGCATCACAGCGTCTGTTGGACGACAGTGCGTTTGATGTGGAAGGCTGGTTGGCGGAACGTATTGCAGACAAGTTTGCGCGCGCCGAAGGCAATGCGTTCGTGTCGGGCGATGGTGTGGATAAACCAAAAGGTTTTTTGACGTATCCTTCTGCTGATTATACGAGCGCGATCTGGGGTGAAATCGGCCACGTTTTGACGGGTGCTGATGGCGATTTTGCGACAGCAAATCCGGCAGATGCGATTGTTGATCTGGTTTATGCACTAGGTGCACGTTACCGCGCGAATGCGTCTTTCGTGATGAATTCGAAAACGGCCGGTGCCGTGCGCAAGATGAAAGATGCAGATGGTCGTTTCCTATGGTCTGACGGGCTGGCAGCGGGTGAGCCTGCGCGGTTAATGGGATACCCCGTGCTGGTGTCTGAAGACATGCCCGACATTGCCACATGGGCCCCTGCGATTGCCTTTGGTGATTTTAATGCAGGTTACACGGTTGCGGATCGTTCTGATTTGCGGATTTTGCGTGACCCATTTAGCGCCAAGCCGAATGTTTTGTTTTATGCCACGAAACGTGTGGGCGGTGACGTGAGTGATTTCAACGCGATCAAGCTGTTGAAATTTGCACTTTAATATCGAGACAGACACCCCCTAACAGGGGTGGATGAGCGGGGGCCGAAACCCCCCGCGCTTGGGCGCCTTTTGTGTCGTCTAGCTGTTCCTCTCCGTCCGAGCGATGCAGGGGGCGTCCTTTTAAAACGTGGAGAATTTTATGATTTTAACGGAACTTACGTCTGTTCCTGCAATAACCTTGCCTGTCGAGCAACTGAAAGCGCATTTGCGGCTTGGTACGGGCTTTGCCGACAGTGATTTGCAAGATGAATTATTAGAAACTTACATGCGGGCCGCAATATCAACGATTGAAGCGCGTTCCGGGCGGGTTTTGTTGCAAAAGCAGTATTCCTGGCAATTAACGCGATGGCGAGATCCCGTTCGGCAGGTTTTGCCGGTTCGCCCAGTGAGCGGGGTAACGGAGATAAAGTTGATCGATACAGTGGGCGGTGAAATATTGGTGGACGCAACGGAGTTTAGGTTTGTGCCTGATGATATTTGCCCTGCGATTGAAGCCACACATACTGCTTTACCGAAACTACCTGTTGGTGGCACGGTTAAGGTGATTATTGATGCGGGTTTTGGGCCTGCTTGGGATAATGTACCCAGTGATTTGGCGCAAGCAGTGCTGATTGTGGCATCCAACGCCTACGAGAACCGTACGGGAACCGGTGAAGCGGTACCGATGGCGGCGTTAGCGCTAATCGAGCCGTACCGCGCATTGCGTTTGATGCGGGGTATGTGATGGGCAGTATTGCATTAACGCGGCGGTTGACGTTGGAACAGGTTGTGAAAACCCCTGATGGGGCAGGTGGTTTTGTGCAAGTATGGACGGTTTTGGGTGAATTATGGGCCAATATGGATGCACGAACCGGGCGTATTCGGGATGCGGCGGGGGTTGCTGTTTCTGTGGTGCGTTACCGTATTGTGGTACGTGCAGCCCTTGATGGTTCGGACATGCGGCCACAGGCGGGTCAGCGATTTCGTGATGGAACGCGGGCCTATGTGATTGATGCGTCAGCCGCGCATGATGGTGCGGGGTTGTATCTGGAATGTTGGGCGCGTGAGGAGGTCGTGGCATGAGCTATGCAGTTTCCGAAGCGCTACAGGTGGCGGTTTTTACGGCTTTGACGGGGGCCGAAGCCGTTGCAACTTTGGCTGGTGATCATATTTATGATGCGGTGCCAAGTGGGGCATTGCCAAACTTGTATATTGCGTTGGGCGAAGAAAAAGTACGCGATTTGTCAAGTAAAACGGGTGCGGGTGCCATGCATGATCTGAGTGTAGAAATTCACGGCGATGTTGCGGGTTTCCAAACGGTCAAAGCGCTGGCTGCGGCGGTTTGCGATGCGTTGATAGACACCAATCTAACACTAAGTCGTGGCAGTTTAACCAATTTACAATTTAAATTTGCGCGCGCGCGTAAGGGGATAAGCCCTGATCAAAGGGTGATTAGTTTGACATTTCGCGCTTTGGTTTCCGACATTTAATAAACTGTTTTAAAAGGAAATATTATGGTAGTTCAAAACGGTAAGGATTTATTGATTAAAATGGATATGAATGGATCCGGGTCTTTTACAACGCTTGCAGGGCTGCGGGCCACACGCATTGCGTTCAATGCTGAAACGGTGGATGTGACTTCGCTGGCCAGTACGGGTGGTTGGCGTGAATTGCTGGATGGGGGCGGTGTGCGCTCTGCCAGCATATCGGGTTCTGGGGTGTTTAGCGATGCTGACACGGATGAACGCGCACGGCAGTTGTTTTTCAACGGCACAAAAGCGGGGTTTCAGGTAATTATCCCTGATTTCGGCACTATTGAGGGGCCGTTTCAGATTACATCTGTGGAATATTCGGGAAAATATGACGGCGAAGCGGTTTATGAGTTAGCGCTGGCATCGGCCGGTGCGCTGGCATTTGCAGCACTTTGATGGGCAATCCTTATCGTGGGGACGTTGATCTTGTGGTCAACGGTGAGACGTTACCAATGCGCCTGACTTTGGGGGCATTGGTGGAACTGGAAGCAGAGCTGGAAAGCGACAATTTGATGGCTCTGATAGAGCGGTTTGAAAATGGCGGTTTTTCAACCACGGACATTATTGCCTTGTTGGTGGCCGGACTGCGCGGTGCAGGCTGGCAGGGTACGAAAGTGGATCTGCTGGCGGCACAAATTGAAGGGGGGCCAATCATGGCTGCCCGAAGTGCGGGGCAGCTATTGAACTTTGCTTTTAGCTTACCGGAATGAGCGGGTTTGATTGGTCATCAATGATGCGCATCGGTTTGCACCAGATGCGGTTGAAGCCAGATGATTTCTGGGGGCTAACACCGTTGGAATTTATGATTATTTCCGGATTAGAGGGGCGTAAATCACTGATGATGACACGGGCTGATTTGATAGGGCTTTGTACCCGGTTCCCGGACATTGAAACGGAGTAAATATGGCAGATTTTGAAAATGAAATTGACCAGCTGGAAGTGCAGTTGGAAGGGCTGGAAGGCCGGTTGGCTGAAACCGCGGATATGAGCGCGGTTTTTCAACGTGAACTGGCGGGAATGCAGATCGGCATCTCAGGTGCGGGGCGTGAAGTGGCCGGTTTGACGCGATCTTTGGGTTCGGGGATGCGCCATGCTTTCAGTGATCTAGTTTTGGAAGGGGCGAAGGTATCGGATGTGTTGCGCGATGTCGCGCGTTCAATGATCCGCACCACGTTGAATGGGGCATTGCAACCTGTGACCAGTGCCGTTTCCGGTGCTTTGACAGGTGGCTTGACCAACTTGATCGGAAGTATTTTGCCGTTTGCGCAGGGCGGGGTTTTTTCCGGTGGGCACGTGATGCCGTTTGCCAAGGGCGGGATTGTCAGTGATCCGACAAATTTCGCTTTGCACGGTGGTATTGGTTTGATGGGAGAAGCGGGACCAGAGGCGATAGTACCGTTGGCGCGCGGTGAAGACGGGGCATTGGGTATCCGTGGTGGTACGGGGGGTAGTGTGACTGTGAATATGAATATCTCAACGCCTGATGCGGCGGGTTTTAAACGATCCAGCAGCCAGATTGCGGCTGGCATTCAACGGGCAATCGCACGTGGGCAGCGGAATAATTAAAGACAGGAGTGGATACTATGAGCTTTCACGAGGAAAGATTTCCGATTGATTTGTCGTTTGGATCAAGTGGCGGGCCGGAACGGCGCACGGAAATTGTGACGCTGAACAGCGGGTTTGAAGAACGTAACAGCCCCTGGGCGCATTCACGCAGGCGGTATGATGCGGGGCTTTCCATGCGATCATTGGACGATATGGATGTAGTGATTGCATTTTATGAAGCGCGATGCGGGCGGTTGTATGGGTTTCGCTGGAAAGATTGGACGGATTACAAAAGTTGTTTGCCATCGCTTGAACCGAATTTTTCGGATCAGGAAATTGGTGTCGGCGATGGTGTGACGGACACGTTTCAGCTGTTCAAAACTTATCGGTCGGGCGATGAAAATTATCGCAGGGATATTCGCAAGCCTGTGGTCAATACGGTGGTGATTGGTGTTGACAGTGCCGCTTTGATTGAAGGAACGCATTATACGGTTAATTTGACCACGGGAGTGGTGACGTTTGGTGTGGCCCCTAATGAGGGTGCGTTTGTGACCGCGGGGTATGAGTTTGATGTGCCTGTACGGTTTGACATGGACCGGTTGGAAATGAGTCACGCCAGTTTCGAGGCGGGCGAAATTCCTAACATTCCCGTTGTGGAATTACGTGTCTGATGCGCAATGTTCCAGAGGCGTTGCTGGCGCATATAAAAACCGGTGTCACCAGCCTGTGTCGTTGTTGGGTTTTGACCCGCACGGATGGGTTTCAGATGGGGTTCACGGATCATGACGTGGTTTTGAGTTTTGACGGGATTATATTTGAGCCTGCCACGGGCATGGATGCGGCGGCTTTGCAAAGTGCTACAGGGTTATCGGTGGATAACAGTCAAGCTGTTGGGGTGTTAAGCTCTGACGGTTTGACGGATGATGATATAGAGCAAGGG